GATGAGAACGACGAAGTCTTCTCAGACCGTAATGTTTTCCCGATGGGTTGTATAATTAAAATGGAAAAGATTGAAATCTAGTGTTTAGTTTTGTTGGTTGGTTTTAATTTCTTAACTTTATCTTTTAAATCTTCTACTTCTACACCTTCTAATATGGGTGAGTATTCATTTAATATTGTTTTAAGTCTTGCCTCTAGTTCTTCTGCTGATAGATCATCTAGTTTACCAGTTCTAATAATCTTTTGTTCTATATATAATCCAGCTGCCTTACCTCTTGCCACCTCTGCATTGACTGCTGCTGACCACGCACCTTTTTTTAATGCTTCGGATCTAATCTTTGCAAGCTCTGTAATATGTCTACCATAATCTACTTCGTATTTTTTGTTATTCTCTTCTCTTATCTCGCCAATGTATTTTACAACTAATGGATATTTTTTTGGGTTTTGTAATTCTGATGCAGTCACTCTAGCTCTGTCCTGTGAATAGCCAGCTTCAACAGCACATTCATATGCCGTCTTTCTGCCTTCATTCGTTACCAACAAATGAGCAAACTTCTGCTGCATTTCTGTCAATTTTTTAGGTAGTCCCATATTTGACTTTTACTTGATGTTACGTTATTAGTCAACTAATGATAACAGGAAAGACATTTATGAATCAATTGGAGAAGTTCTTACAATCTCCAACATGTTCAAACGCTAGAGTACAGGTTAAATTACCACGAGGAGAGTTCCACTCACCTGATGGATATTTTGATGTAAATTCTATAACTTTGATGGAAAATAACATACTTGGTCAACGTGAAACCCATAGATTAGTATTGGAAATATCTACAACAGAGAGTTGGAAAATGGGTAAAGTTAAGAAGAAACTGTAAGCATAGATTACGTTGAAAATGTATGGGACCAGAAGCAAAATTTTACAAATATTTTAAAAGTAAAACACCTGAAATAATTTATACAAGAATAGAAAATACAAGCAGTTTAGGAACACCGGACGCGTTGTGTTATAACAAAAATAACCTTCTATTTTACATTAGAATTTAAGGTGAGTAAGCGTAACAAAGTAAGTCTGTCCCCACACCAAATTTCGTTCCATGTGAAACATCCTGAGAATAGCTTCATCTTGGTCAAGACCCCTGAAGCTTGTGGCTTGAAACTTTACGAGGGTAAAAGAATCTTGGAGCTTGTAACTTCCGGCTTGAAGCTTGACGCTTGCGGCTTGGGACTTGCAGCTTGTCGCTTGAAGCTTCTGAACTTAGGTGGACGCTCCGGGGTAACCGTTCTCACGGCACCAGGCGTTATGGATCTCTGTTATAATAGTAGTATATTTACTATGCGCAGGCATGTAACTCTTCTAGATACTCATCGAGGCCAATGTTGTCGACGAAGCCCCAGGTAACCTTATCGCATCCCCAGTATCCATCAACTGTATTGGTCTGCAGGTTCACCCATATGTTAGGCCCGCCCCCTGCTACCAGAAGCCTGGCTGCTTTGTAGCTATGGTCCTGGTGCGTGATCCATTCTATGTCGTAGACGCCATCCATCCATTCGCTGGCACCGCCATGCTGTTCAACGCTGCCGTCTTCCTGTTCGTCGTTACTAATCACCGGGTTGGTGATGCCGTCCGCAATGCTCTTGCACATCCTGCGAAGCTGCTCTTCGCATGTCTCACTTTTCTTTTTTGGTTTTATGTAACCATGGTCCTGACCATACTTAATAAAACCTTCTTTAAATGTACTCATTTTACTCCTTTTAAATGGTTGATGGTATCATTGTGCTCAATCAAATCATCACCACACAATCCATCTATATATTTTATTACTTTTTTTAACTCGTACATATCAAGCACTGTTATTTTTTCTTTTATTTCTTTTTCCAGTTCTTTTATTGTCATGTTTCTCCTTCTGTCTTTCTGATTGCTTTCTATCTAGTTCAAGGAAGAATCTTTGGCAAGACTCTAGATAATCATCTGGTAGATCCCGGTGATCATCCATGAACCATGGTATCAAGTTGTTGTTATCTATTTTCTTTCTCATATATCCTATATTATCCTAGTATGGACCACTTGTCAAGCTTGTCGCTTGGCGCTTGTAGCTTCTTTTTGATGCCATATTCTTTGGGTGACATAGTCAACGCTTGACGCTTGTAGATTCTATTACCGGATTTTATTTTATAATGGATGAACCTCTTCCAGGGTTCGATGGACATAGCTACATCAGCCAGCAAACTCTTTACTTGGCCTTCTGTTGCCCGGTCCACTTCAATTACTATTTTTGTCATATCTTTCCTTTATCATTGTATTGTGGCAAGCTTGTGGCTTGCTGCTTGAAGCTTGACTAGGCTTGAGAGCAAAGGGATCCACACAGCGTCCGTACGTTTAAAGTCATACAAGGACTTAATTGCTGCGACCCTGCTCAAGCACTAATCAAGCAACAAGCTTGAAGCTTGGCCAAACGCCGGAGATATTTAAGTATACTTAAATATCTATTTTTAAAAGACACTTGACCCCAGGTTCGTAAAGCCAATCATGATGGTAGCTACAATGGTGTACTTCCTTTACGAACCAGGGCTCAAGTTTGGTCAAGTATCCGATCTATTGCTTAGCGTTAAATAGAATACCTAGGTCACACTTTAGAATACTTGACCCCAGATCCGACAGCTAGTTCGAATCATGCTAGCAATGGCTATCGGATCAGGGCTCAAGTTCTATTCTTCAACCCCACAATTGATACACGCAACCTGTGGCTTTGCCCACTCATCATAAGAAGTGAACTGTGTACAAATTGGGCATATATAATTATTTGCTTTCATATTGTTAATATATACCTTGACTTATATGTTGTCAAGGGATAATATAGGATAATTATAAATACTAACAGAAAGAGGATAATATGGGTAATATGCCAAAGTATAAAGTGGAACATTATGAGAGTAAAATAAAACGTCATTTTGATCCATTAGTTGAGGAACAAGAACTTTTAGTTAAGCAGTTTAAAACTGAAGCGACTAAAAGAATAGTTGGTAAGCTGTCTAAAAAAATGGGTGCAGATAAAATATTAGACGCATTTAAAAAAGCAGAAGAACAGATGAAGAAGGCAAGACAAGACGCTACGACCTTTTTTAAAAAGAAAGCTAAACAAGATGATAAGAAAGCTCTTACCTATAACTTAAGAAATAGCGAAGAAATATCTCTCAAAGATTGTGAAGAACAATTAAGAGAGTGGGCGAAGTCTCTTGTTGATAGAGAGTTGAGACGAAGACCTGAAGGTGAACAACTCGCACAACTAGAAGCTGTAAAACAAAAAGCTATGGATATAGTCTATGAAAATGGTGATGACAAAGCTATTGCAACAGCATTAGATAATTGCACCAAGAAGATAGGTATAACTTGGGTTGTGGATACATCTAAAATAAAACAAATAGCCAGTTAATAAGTATTGACATATTAGGGGCTATCCTATATAGTCCCTAATAACAGAAAGATATATATGAACGTACAAGAAATAGCACAGAGAACAGACTTCGCAGTTTCGTGGTTTGCTAAGAAGTATAACAAGACAATCTTTAGAGTAGGCAATCTAAATAAAGAGGGTTGTAGAACGTGGGTACAAGACGGTAAAAAGTATATGTGTTTTTGGGACACAGTATTAGAAAGATACACAACTTGTATTAATCCAATGATAACATATAAACGAAAGGTTAATTAATGATTGAAATTACTTTTATGATAACAATAATTGGACTTGTTTTAATAAGCTGGAGAACATTATGATTGAATTACTTAGTATAATATTTGTAGAAAGCCCTATCGGGCTTTCTGTTATTCTATTGGCAGGTATCCTGGCTCTAGGGTACATGGGCTATAAATCTTCTTGACAGATTATTTATAGTAGGATAGTATAGGACTATGGAAACAAAAACAAATTACGACTACACAAGACGTAATAGATTCTCAGGTGAATCTATTGAACTAACAAAAGAGGAAGCGGAGAAACACGATAAGATATTTTATCACGAAGCTTTAGCTACTCTTGAAGATAAAGAACTAGGTGAAGGTGCAAGCAAGCACTGGCAAGAAATGAGAAACTTATTAGATTGGTTTATTAAGAATAATGCTAAAGCATATATGGTTTTACTAGACTAAACCACAGGTTGTGGCGCCCCTGCGGGGCGTCGCTCACCTCGGCCCTTCGGGCCTCGAGGGGTCCCAAAACATTTCTAAAATACAAATTTATTTATATAGTTAATTTACATGTATACAAAAGGGGTCCCAAGACTGCCTATATATTGCTTGATTTGAACATACATAGCCTATAAATTGTTTATGGGTTCCAAAATCAACCTCAAAAAATTTTGCAAAAAAATATATGGAAATAGACTTAGAAAAGATAAAGAAACTCCCAGCTGATGTACGTAAGGACTTCATGAAGATGTTCTTGCAGCTACAAGAAAAAAAGAAGATAAACAAAGTGAAATCAGATTTCCTTTCTTTTGTAAAACACATTTGGCCAGAATTCATTGAAGGTTATCATCACAAAATTATTGCAAAAAAATTTAACGAAATGGCAAATGGCAAAATTAAAAGATTAATTGTAAATATGCCACCGAGACATACTAAGTCCGAGTTCGCCAGTTCCCTGTTGCCTGCTTGGATGATCGGGAATAATC